GGCACGCCAATCAGCACTTTGTTGATTACCTTCTCCGTATCGAGCATGACCGCTTCCACACGCTGAAGCACAACCTGGCAGCGGTCGCATTCAACGCCATGATGGAGTTTTACTATGCCGGTTTTGATGAAACAGCAACCGAAACGAGGGGATCATGCGAACAGTCAACAAAGTAATCCTGATGGGTTATGTGGGCCAAGAACCGAAGATTTTAACCACCCAGAGCGGCGCACTCATCGCCAACCTGTCGCTAGCCACCAGTTACAAGACGGGCGGCAAGGACGGCAAACCTGTAAACGAGGTCACGGAATGGCACCGGCTGGTGGCCTTCAGTAGGACCGCAGAGATCATCCGCGATTACGTCAAGAAGGGTTCTCCGCTGTACATCGAGGGACAGCTTCAGACGCGCTCCTATGACAAGGATGGCGAGAAGCGGTACACAACCGAGATCGTCATCCGCGAACTGTCGATGCTGGGCGCGAAGGAGGGCGGCCAGAAAGAACAGCAGACGGCAAGTGCTCAGGGCTACGCGGGAGGCACGGAGGTTTACAGCAATCCCCGCACTAGCACCAGCACCAACCAAAACACCGAAATCACAGACGATGACATTCCGTTCTAACTGACACCAAACACAGAAGGAGAGCATACCCACATGAGCACCACACCAGCATTCAGGCCGTTCGGCAGCCGCTATCTGGTCCTGCCGGTCGAGTTAAAAGGAAAGACCATCCAGATCGAGGACGCTCCTCTGATCGAAACCCAGAGTGACCCTCTTCAGAAGGCCGTCGAGGGAACCGTCATCGCCGCAGGACGCGACTGCAAGGAAGCCGTCGAGGGAACCCGCGTCCTGTTCGGACAGTATTCCGGTTACCCGCAAACCCTTGATGGGGTCGAGTACCTGATCCTGGCCGAGTCGGAATTGCTGGGAGAGAAGCTCCTCACCCCATTTGACAGCGAACCGTGCCTGCCGCTGGGCATGGGAACCATCGTCTCGTAAGCCAACCGCCAACCGTTCATCTAACGCACCAAAGGGAGAAGCACACATGCAAGAAGCAGTCGAAGTTATCCGCGCCAACAAGTATGGCGCTGACGCACGCGCCCGCATCCTCGCGGGAGTCCAACAGATCAGTCAGGCCGTCTGCTCCACTCTCGGTCCTGCTGGCCGCTGGGTGCTGTTCGATCATCAGGGGCTCGCCATCAGCACCAAGGACGGCGTGACCGTGGCCCGCGAGATCAATCTGCCCGACCAGTACGAGAACCTGGGCGCCAGGATGGTGAAGGCGGCCGCTGGCCAGGCCGTCGATGAAGCCGGCGACGGGACCACGACGGCAACCCTGCTTTGCCACGCCATCTACGAGGCCGGCTGCAAGGCCATAGACGAAGGAGCAGAGCCGGTGCAGCTTGTCCGCGGCATCGAGCGGGCAGTCAAGGATGTGGTCGGCAACTACGACCTCGCGGCGAAGAAGTTTTCCGGCGGCATCCTTGAATCCCTTGCAGTTCCCTGCTCGCCGGAACTGGCCTTCCAGGCCGCGCGCATCAGCGCCAATGGCGACGAGGGGATTGCCAGAGTCGTGTCGGAGGCTGTGCTCAAGGTTGGCGTCGACGGCGCGCTCACCATCGGTGACAGCTACTCGCAGGACCATTCCGTAGAGACGGTGGAGGGGATGCAGATCAAAGCGGGGTACGCCCATCCGTACCTCATCACTGACGTGCAGCGCAACCGGGCCGTCTACGAGCGGGTCACCGTCTGCCTGATCGACAACCGCATCAACAACGCGGACGAGGCCTCCAGGATCATGCAAGCGGCAATTATGGCGGCCAAGGGCAAGAGCCGACCCTACAACATCATCGTGTTCTGCAACGAGATCGACAAGCAGGCGATGGAGAACGTGCTGACCAACAAACTGCGGCGCGAGTCTCCCATCCCCATCGTCGTAGTCCAGACCCCGCTCTGGGGAGATGCGCGCCGGGATCTGCTCGAAGATATTGCCATCCTCACGGAAGCTCAGCGCATCGAGTCCGGCCGTGGCAAATCCTACGAGGGGTTGACAGCCAATGATTTCGGCTATGCCGAGAAGGTGGTCGTCACTGCCACGACAACGATCCTCACCGCGTCCAAGCCGTCCGAGTTCTACGTCGACAAGAAGCTGAACCCCTACCTCGACAAACTCAGGACCATCATCAACGACACTTCCCTGCGCCCTGACCAGATCGACGCAGCGAAGGGCCGGCTGGCGGCGCTCACCGGCGGCGTAGCTGAAATCAAGGTTGGCGGCACGTCGATCGAATCGGTGCGCCAGGTCAAGTTCCAGGTCGAGGACGCCATTCATGCCACGCGCGCGGCCGTCTCGGAGGGGGTTGTGCCGGGCGGCGGCAGTGCTCTCTTGTTCGCTGGGGAAGGAGCGGAAGCGGCGGTTTGCGTAGACGATGATGTGACCGACGAGGGGAGGGGCTACTGGCTGCTGCTGGGATGCCTCCAACGGCCCATTATGAAGATCGCCGAGAACGCCGGGCACAACGGGGAGAAGATCGTGCAACAGGTCAAGGAAGCCAATGCCATCTACTCCGGGACCGACAGGGGCGGCTTTGATGCAGCCACCGGCGCGTTCCTTCCCGACATGATCGACGCTGGCATTGTTGACCCTCTCCGCGTCGTGCGGGCCGCGCTCAACTCGGCTGCCAGTGCGGCATCTGTCTTGCTGAAAACTGAGGCGATATTGGGCAGGGAAACCACCAACCAGTTACCCGTGGCAGGACGCTAAGAGTCCCGCTTTAACCTCCACGCAGTTCAACTTGAAAGGGGATTAGAACCATGGTCACAGCAGCAGAGAGCGGCGTCAATATCGAGATGCCCCGCTATACCTCGCACAAGACCGTATGGGCGCTCAAGATCGCCAGCATCGTCAACGTAGGGACTGACACGACCACCGACGAAGGGGAGATCATCGAAGTACACTTCGTGGATGCACGCTACGCCTCACGCCGCATCAACATCGGCCACAAGCCCGTTCCTGAAGCTGGCTGGTATCTGGTGCAGTACGCAGACGGGTACATTTCTTTCAGTCCCGCCAAGCAGTTCGAGGAAGGCAACTCGCCAGCGCAAGCGCCGGCAGACAATCCGCAATCGACCACCACGAGGCTGCTCTCGTTCGGCGCGGCACTCGAGGCACTGAAAAAAGGCTTGAAGGTTTCCCGCACTGGTTGGAACGGCAAGGGCTCGTTCATCTACCTCGTGCCTATAAAGCTCAGACCGGAGCAGCCAAGTCATTCTTCGGTGAGGACGCACTTGTCCCCTACCGGCCATATTTGGCACTCAAGACAGCACAGGGTGATGTGGAACCCTGTGCTGTCTCATGCTCGGATGCACTCGCGGAGGACTGGGAAATAGTCGAATAATCCCGCGCTTCGGCGCATAACCAAACTTGTAAGGATTACTTACCAGTTCACAGGAGACAGGATCATGCAGCAGACAGTCGAACGTGAGCGCCTTGCCGCTCAAACCGCCCATGAAGCAAACAGGATTCTTTGCCAGGCACTCGGAGATAACTCGCAAACATCGTGGGAAGATGCTCCCGAATGGCAGAAGTCCAGCGCAGTCAAAGGCGTCCAGATGATCGAAGACAACCCTTCAACCACCCCGCAACAGTCACATGAAGGCTGGCTGGCAGCAAAGAAAGCAGACGGTTGGAAGTACGGACCCGTCAAGAACCCTGAGACGAAAGAACATCCATGCTTTTTGCCGTATGGTCAACTGCCGGAAAATCAGCGTCTCAAGGATGCAATGTTTGGCCTAGTCGTTAGAGCCACGCTTGGAATCTAACGCAGGACTCAACGATGCTGCGCCACAACCCCAGGAGCCCGACGGAGATCAATCTGCCGGGCTCCTTTCTTATTGCGCGGCTTCCCCGTCTGCGGATCAATCTTCCCCTGCAAGGCCAACTTTGACATCAGGAACCGGGCCGGCATGGACCCCGTAGCAGCGTCGAGTCCTGCCAGCGCCTCGTTGATTTCTTCGTCGACCGGTATCTCCGTGGGGTTGCGCAGGGTGCCCAGAACTTGCTTGAAGCAATCGCAAAGGTGGTTATTTTTGTTCTGCAACGCCTCTGACGGGTTCTTGGTGAGCAACTGCCGGCTAGTCATCTGCACGCGCTTGGCGCGCTTCATCTCCCACAGCAGGTTCGGGCAGTCGTAGGGGTGCAGGCCCGGCTGCGGACGGTCACTCGGGTTGCGGCAGACGATGTAGAGCCGGGGCTTCCTGCCGTTGGCAATGCCGCGCCACCAGTCCGACATGACCCACTCGACAAAGGTCACGTCCGAGCGTACGCCGTCGTAGGGAGTCATCGGCCACATATTGTTCTTTTTGTAGGTCTGGTAGATGTTCGTCGGCGCGCCCTTGTCCGTCGCCACGGCGTCGTAGAAGATCGAGGGATCAGCCTTGATCCACCGGGCCCGCTCCAGGTCCGGCATCTGCTTCATCTCGGCCACGTTCTCATCGACATTGTTCTGCCACTCATTCGAGCGGAAGCGGTAGAACTCCCCGCACAGGTAGAGTTCCGGGGGGTTGCGCCGGCCCGTCTTGGGGTCGAAGCTCTCGCGCGGGACGTAGCCCTTCAGCATTGCCGTGGCGTTCGTTACGCCGTGGTCGAATCCTGCCACGACGCCGGCGCCGGGTATATGCGTGTACGGCGACCAGAGCGGGTCGCTGATGACGACGACCTGGTAAAGCTGCTCATTGCCGAGCACGGAGCCGAAGACTGCCTCGCCGCCGGTGGCGTAGGCGTCGATCTCCTGCTCCTTCCTCCACATCGCTTTCGAGGCGTACCGGGCGTACTCGTGGTCGAACCATTCCTTTCCCTTGGGCGTCTCCGGGTCACGGTCGGGGATTGCCGTGTAATGGATGCGCATCACCGTCAAGCCCTTTTTTTTGCGCCGGATCGTTACTCCCCGGATTACCTCGAAGGGGGTCTGCGGAGGAACGTCATTCAGCCTCTTAATGGCTTCCTGCAGGAGGGTGATGCTCATGCCGTCGCCTCCGCCATTTCGGAATCATTGGTGAAGTCGAAGTACCAGCCGGCCGCCGCGGTTGAGTTCAGCACGAGTTTCTTGCAGGCTGACAGTGCTTCATCGTAGGCCACTCCGGCTTCTGCCTGGAAGGCTGTCTCGTCGTTGAAGTAGCCCCAGGGATGGTAGGAGCGAATCTTGCCGGCGCCGGCCGGGATACCGAAGATCACCGAGCCGTTGGCGAAGCGGAACTCGTTCTTGGGCTGCTTGTCTACCGGCTTGCCTTCCTTCAGCGGGAACTCGTTGCGCAACCACTCAGGCTGGCTCTGCCAAAGGTGCTTCGCATACTCGATGGGCTGCTCACCCTTTTCGTCCGTCATCGTCTGAATGACGATTTCACGCTCGGGAACCAGCATCGCCTGGAGCGTGAAATATCCGGTAATGGCCCACGTCACCATCATGGTCCTGCTCTTCTCGATCAGCTTGACGTTCTCGGTGTCGTCTTCGAGATACTCCAGCAGGACCGGAAAGAATGGCCAGTCGGGAAAGGGCAGGTATGGTCCTGCCAACTTCTGCTCTTTCCAGTGGGGATTGTAAGTCTTGGTGAACTTGGTCAGCCAGCGGTAGGTGCTCGACGTGGCGTCGCGGACCTCTTCGGCCCGCTTCTTCCGCTGCCCATCCGAGAGCATATTGCTCGATCGGCGCGCGCGGTCAATCTCTTCCTGCTGCTGTTCGAGGATCAGCGTGGCCAGGGCGGCCTGACGCAGTGACGCTAGTTCATCGTGAGAACTCATGTCCTCAGTTTACTCAGCCCACAAGTAGCAGGCCGCCCTTGCGCACGATACCCTCAAGTTCTTCCTTGCTCTTGCCCTCCAGCGGGTCTTCCTTCTTCGCGTAGCCGAACTTCTCAGCCAGAGCCGTCGCCGCCTTCACCTGGCCGGCAATGTCTCCCTTGGTGTCGGAGGGGTCCATCATCGCCAGTTCCATCAGCCGGGCCTCGATAACCCCCCGCGAGATTCCCACCTTCTTCATGGCGTTCACCTGCGCGTTGGCGATCTTGTCGATGATCTTGTCGGTGGTCTTCTTCGAGATGTATCGGGACTGGGGAAGGCGAAGGGTTTCATCCACCTTCTTAAGCGTCCATCCTAGCCGTTCCGCAGCCGCTTCCGGGCTCCACTGGATTGCCATCAGGATGCAGCCGAGCTGGTCAAGGGTCAGCAGTTCCGCTTTGTGCTCGACCTCTTCGATGTTCTCTTCGTCCTGCTGGCGCAAGGGGAGTGTCTTCGCTGGCTTGCGCTTGCCTTCAGGCCGTGCCTTCGGGGGCCGTCCCACAGGGCGCTTCGGCATGATCGGGTTGGGAGTTTCTTCGCTCATAGCTCCATTATCTCCTGCTCGCCATAACTGCCGCTATCTGCTTCTGCCGCATGATCGGCTGGAGCATCTTGCGCTCGTCCGGGTTCGCGTAATGGTCGTAAATGTCCTTCAGTTGAGGGTAGCTCAAGCCCCCCACGACAGGACTCATCTTCGCCATGCGTTGCAGTTCGGTCACGTTCTTCTCGCGCATCGCTTTCAGAACAGCGTGGCGCGTAGGGGGCGCTTCCTTCGCGTAGGCAGCCGCTTGCTGCTGCTCCGGCGTCATCGGGGTACGTGGACCCCTCAACTCTTCAGCGCGGGCCGTGGCGCGGGTCATGTCCCACTCTGGCGGTGCTCCACCGATAACGCCAAACGTCTTCTCCACCCTGGTCTCTGTGTCCTGTGGGCCAAACTTGCTGGTGTAGTTCGATGCCGTGATCGGATCGAAGCTCTGCGACAGGTTGTAGGCTATGCCCTGCTTAAAGCGCGTGGCCAAGTAGGCACCAGGGTTGTAGACGTAGTTTCCGAGAGAGTCCCGATTGCGCAGCGTGTTAATGATCCCGGTGAGCCACGGCGCCAGCGAACTGTAGACGTAGGCCGCAGGAGCCACGACCGCGTGCTCGTAATCGCGCAGATCGGACGGTAGGTTGAAGCGAACTGGAGCGCCCGTCTGCGGATTGACCTTTCCGGTGCGAGGGTGCAACGCTTCGAGCGTTCCGGCTTGCAGCCAGTTCAGGCCATTCTTCTTGCGGTCCTCTTCAATTTGTTCCCAGATCCATTTGCCCGTGCGCTCCTTGTCGATCAGGGTAGCGATGGCCGTGGCCAGGATCGCAGCGGTTACCAGACTGCCGGCGTTCAGGCCCAGTTGCGGGAGCTTGTGCGTGTACTGCCGCGCCCAGTCACCGCGACGGCCGCCGCCCGGCTCCGCATTGTTTCCTGCTGTGCCCCGGCCTCCTGTACCGCCACCCCCGTTCCCTGCTGCGCCTGCTCCACTAGCGTGCTCAAGGCTGTCATAGAAGCCGTCGTCGTGCGCCTGGGTGAACGTCTCGCGCACGGCTTGGGCCGCGCCGCGCCATGTGCCTTCCTTCCAGCCAGGAGCCAGGAAAAGGAGTTGCATCGCCGTCTTTACGGTGTTGTTCCAGAAATTGTTCTGGTAATTGATCTCGCCAAAGCGGTTGTCATTCAAGGCCACGACGTTGCGCGCGATGGTCTCCGGGGTGATGGTCCCGTCGGCGATCGCACCGCTGTACTGGTCGAGTTTCTGCGCCAGCATCTGCACGTTGAACATGAGCTTCGTCCGCGGCGTGATGTATTGGAACAGGGGGATAGCCACGGAGCGCGCCAGCCAAGGGATGGCCTTCATCGTCCCGCTGACGAGTTTACCCACCTTCAAGTCCGAACCGATGCTGGTATCGAACTTGCCCGGCAGGTCTTCATTGAACCCCGGCCGGAAGCCGCCGGCAAAGACGAGCCGTAGCAGTTCAGGGAGGTCAGGATAGTCCCGCGCCAACTTCTCACCCGCCTTGGTGGACAGGAAGCTATCGGGGTCTTTGAGATAGTTCATAATCTTGCTGCCGCCGCGAACGGATGTGACTGGAGAGAATATG